GGTGCCCCAGGTGAAGCCGACCGGCTCCCGCCTTCTCCATCTCGACGTGCGTCGCCCCGCTGCGGCGGAGGAACTTCGACGTTCCGCCGATGCCGATCGAGTCGATCAGCACACGCATCCACCGCATCGCCATCCGGCGACCGCAGGCCCAGCCGAGAATCCGCCCGTCGGGTGATTTCGCGAGCATCGCGTCGATCGCCGTCAGGCACGCCGGGGTGAGCGGTCGCGTGAGCGGGTCGCCCGTCTTCGACTGCACCCACGCAAGGGCATCGTCGCGGAGGTTGTCGCGCGTGAACGCCATGCAATCGCCGAAGCGGCTGCCCGTCTCGTAGCAGACGAGCACCCAGCAACGAAGGAAGAGCCCGAGATCCGCACCGCTGCGGAGCCGCTTGCCGTCGTGTGCCTTCGTCGCCTCGAGCAGCTTCTTCAGTTCTGGCACCGTCCATGCCTTCGTCGGGCGGCGGCGGATCTTGATCCGCAGGATGCCACGCGGGGCGTGATCGACCACGCCGGCGTCGTACGCCCAACGCCAGAGTGAGAGCAGGATCGTGCGTTCGCTCCTGGCCGTCGTGCTCTCCACGATCTCCGCCCGGGCTCGGAGGTGCCGGTTCAGATCGTCAGCCGTGACGAGCCCCGCACGCGAGGCCACCTTCGCGACATTGCGTTCATAGGTAACTGAGACGCGACGCTGGGCGAGATAGAGCGGCGCGAGGTCGGAAAATGTTTTCGGTGTTTTCATCGTGCTACCACTCCCCTCCGAAACGCGCCCTCATCCTGTCGATGTATTCGTCTTCCCGCCCCGCCTTGAACGCCGCTCTGGCTGCCGCGTTCCCGGGCCGCAGGAAGTCGCCGCCCGCGGGTGGAGTCCAATCGTCGGCGTAGTAGATCGACGTAATCTTCGCCCCGCTGGCGTAGACGCGAGTGCGGAAGGTCTTGCCGTCGCGCGTCTCGCTCGTGTCACTGACGAGGTCGCTCACCGCCGCGGGAGGCGGCGTCTCGAGCACCTTCGCAATGTCGGGCTCGAACGTCGCCCGGTCGGCAGCCTCGCGAGCCACTCGCTCGCGGAACTCTTCGATCGACTCGAAGTCTCTTCGGAATGTGTCTTTCATCTCTCACCTCCTTGTGTATTGGCCCCGTGAGGTGGGGCATCCCGCGAAGTCAGCCGGCGGCTGGAGGCTTGGGTTGCCGACCCTTCGCTGCGGTGGTGGTTTTCGGTACTCCCGCTGACCGTCCGCTTCGCCGCGATGATCGGCGAGTCTGGCCCTGCGGCTGGGCCTTCTGTTTCAGTCCCTTCCATCCAACGTCGTGCCATGCCATTGGGTCTCTCCTGTTGTGGGTCACGAGCGTTTGGTTATGTACTTGCCGTGTTCCATCAAGTGATGCACTCGGCACAGCCAACGAACCTCTAGAGGTCGCGAATAGTCATCGTGGTGTGCATCAACAGTGCCACAACCGCATACCTCACACACGCCCCTGGCCAGCTTCCCGCTGCGAACTGCCCTTGCCACTGCGGCATGCGCCGCATCCTTGTGCGGGTTAGCCTTCCTGTATGACACCATTCGCGCTGCGCGAGTTAGTTGTCTGCTTGGATCGTGAAAGCGCTTCCTGTCATAGTCGCGGTAATAATCAAGCCGTTGCCGCCTGTTGTTCCTAGCGTCAGCACAGCAGCACTGCTTGCACTTGTTCAGCCTTCCATCTGCCATGTTCGGGTGCTTGTAGAAGCAGTCGAGTGGCAGCAGGGCAGAACACTTGATGCAGTTCTTCATGGCTACGCTCCGAAAACAGAAGACACGGCAGATGCGATGAACGGCACGATCCACAGGAACGGGATGTCGTCATCCGGCGTGGTCGCGAGCACCGCCCGCCTGGTCGCGGCCGTCGGGCTCGCCGCTCGTGCCGCCTTCGGCGTGGCGACCGCTGGCACGTACTTCTTCACGACCGCACTCACCTTGCCGACCTTGCTGGTGTAGTGCGTGATCTCGACCGTCACCTTCTGGCCCACGAGCTCGTCGGGCACGAGGTCGAGAGCGTCACCCGCCGGCACGATCGCGAGGGCTGCGGCGAACTGCCGAGCCCGCCACGCGAGGTGCTGCGGGATGTCGTCGAACACGAACTTGTGCCCGCCGTCGGTGCCCAGGCGGAGCTTGAGACAAAGCCCTTCCGGGTTTTCGTCGCTCCGCTTGTATTCGTTCGGGCCTTCCTCGGCATGAACGATCGTCAGCACGTGCGTTCCCGGCGGCACGAGCGGACGGTCGACCGTCTCGACCGGGGCGGGGGCGTTGTCGTCTTGGGTCATATCGAATCGCATGGGTCTTTCTCCTAGGGGTGTGGTGGGTCTACTTGTCGGACACTGCCGCCGGCTCGATCTCGTCGTGGCGGGCGTTCACTTCGTCGGTGAGCGCCGACCACTCGTCGCCCGTGATCTTGTCCTCCGAGACAAGGGCATCGAGGCGGTCGGTGATCGCGCCCAACTTCTTCACGGTGGTCGCCGCCGCGATCGTCTCGCGGATCTTCTCGACGAGCGGTGGCGTCCCCTGTGCCGCCGTCGCGGCTTTTGCACGTGCTGCCGGCAGCACGACAGGGGACGCGGTCCCGCCCGACAGCCACTCGGCAAGTCGCTTGCCGGTGTCTGCGGTGATCGGCTTGGGATCGCCGGCGAAGAGCCCGGTCCGATCCTTGCTCACCGTGGCGTAGTGCCCGTCGTGGATGATGTCGAGAACGCAAGTGAACTCGAACTCCAGCCCGTCACGGGCTTCGAGCTTCATCCCGAGCTTCGCCACCTTCTTCTTCCCGTGGTCATCCACCTGGGCCGTCTCGGTCTTCGAGCGGCCGCAGCAGATGACGTGGGCCGACGAGCGCAGGAGCTTGTCCACAAACGCCCGCCATCGCGGCGTGATGACGCTGAACGCCGACCACGTGTTGCCGCGGAACTGAGCCTTGGCAACGTCCTCGAGGATCTCCAGGCAACCGCCCGGGCCGCTCCAGCAATGCGTCACCGAATCGACGATGATGATCTCGTAGCCCGCCTGCTCCGCAGCGGTGATCGCCTCGATGTACGCTTCGGGCGAAAACGGCGGGCGAAGGTCGAGCACGTCGAAGTCGTGGAGGTGATCGTAGAGATCGGAAGATCCTTCCTCGGTGTCGATCACCACGCACTTTCCGGCGATGCCTTTCGCAATCTGCAGGGCACCCCAAGTCTTGCCCGAGCCCGATGGCCCGGTGAGCAGAAGCCGCAGTTTCGTGGCACTGCGACGGGCCTTGCGAATCTGAACCATGTGAATCCCTTTCGTTTTCTGTCGTTCCGTTCTGGAAAAGCCGCTTCCCGATCCATCAGTCCGCGGCACGATGCGTCCTTGCGTTCGGCGGCTCCGCCGCCTCTCCTGTTGAGTTAGAAGGGCCGGAAACTGTCGATGTGTGCGGCGATCACTTCCTGCCCGCCACCGATCAAGTGGCAGCGGACGAGGTAAAAGTCACCGTCTTGGGCCTCGATCACGTAGCCGCGGCGGGGCTCGCCGAGTTCGTCAGTGAACTCCACGTAGTCGCCGACCGCGTGGGTGTCGATGAGGCGACCGGCTCGCATGGTGGTCGTGGGCGGCGTCAGCGGGCGGCCGTAGAAGTCATTCATCGCCGCGGCGGCGGCGGCGTACTCAGCGGCGTGGGGATCAGCGATCATCGTTTCGATTCCTTTTCGAGTGATGGGGAACAAAGGTTCAGGCGTTGAGGGGCGGTAATGTATCGGGAGTGCGGGGGGTGTCAAGCATTTCCAGCAAGAAAATTTGACGCTTGAAAAGCAGGCTTTTCGCTCGCATCAGTGGCGGCAACGCAACATAAGGTAGCAGTATCGCAACTATTGTCAACCAAAAATCTGCGCGGCGAGGCGGATGCTCCAGTCGATGCCGGCCGCGATGTTCTGTGCGAGTTCCGAGTCGGTGCCGAGCTCCTGGCCGACACGAACCCAGATGAGCGTCTCGAGCAGGCGGTTCCATACGCGTTTCATTGACAGTCCCTCCATGAGTTAGGCGATGCCGAGAGCGGGCAGGGTGATCGTGGCAGGGCCGATCTGCTGCGGGCTCACGAGCCACGTGTAGGCTCGCCCGCTGGGGTGAAGGCTGGGCGGCAGCACGCTCTGGGCAGGCTTGCCACCGATGCGAATTTCGGCTCCGCCGATTTTCTTCCAGCCCCACGGCGGCAGCGGACCTTCTAGGCGAAACAGCCGGTGCTCGCCGCGACCGCTGGCCCAGGTCGGCGTCTCAATGTCGAGGAGCCCAAGGCGGGCGAGGTGGTCGCGGCCCGCCTCATCGTCATACTCCACGTCGATGATGTTCGACGAGCCGCAGAGCAGCCCGATGTTGTAGCCCTCGTGCAGCCAACCAGCGATCACGTCGGCGATCGTGGTGGCGAGTGTGTTCCAAGCGTTGCCGAGCGGTCGCTTGTCGTGCTTGGCAACCCGCACCACGGCCGCGCCGTGCTCAAGCAGTGCCAACATGTCGTGATCCAGAGTCATGGTCGAATCTCCTGTGTGTGAAAGTGCCACCCGTTTCGCGGCTGTCGGCTGGCCGGGTGGCCCCACCGTGATCGGTTGTCAGGCTGCGGCTTCGAGGGCTTGGCAGAGGGCGATGAACTTGCCCGACTGCATGCGGGCTTCGGCGATCTTCATGCAGGCGAAGAACACCGTGTCGGCTTCGGGGCGGAAGTCGTTCATCAGTCCGCACATCACCTCGGTGATCTGCTCGTCGGTCATGGCTTCGATGCGGGCGGTGAGGGTTGCGGTGGCGTTCATCGTTTCGTCTCCCGGTTCGCGGCTGCGAGTCTCAATCGCTCGCACACCCACATAGTAGCAGTATCGCAACTACGGTCAAGGGGACTTGAAAGATTTTCTAGAAACAGGCTTTTCGCCCGAGAATCAGCGGCTTTTCTTCCGCTTGGCGGCAGGCCGCTTTTTGGCCGCCGGTGCCTTCCTGGCTGCCCTGGCAGGGGCGTGGATCGCCGCCCTGGTCGAGAGCTTCTCTCTGAGGGCTTGAGCCGACGCCACGCTCACCATCCACGCGCGACCGTTGACGAGCCAGCCCTCCAGCCGCCCGCCTGTCGTGCGGTCGGAAGTGGGCTTCTTCTTCTCGTCGCGAGGAAGGTGCTCGAGTAGATCGCGCCGGATGTACTGCTCGCTGCAGCCGGCGATTTTCGCCGCCTTCGGCACCGATACCCACTCGTCTTGAACAGCCATTGCGATCATGCCCCTATCGTAATTGCGAAACCGCAACAGTCAAACCGCTGCCGCCCGCACGAAACACGATTTCTTGCCAGCCGAATACCGCTCGCCGTAGGATGACTACTGAACGGAATCGGACTGGAGACGATGGGGACTCACGCTTGTACAGTATGGCATGATGCCGACACCAAAAACGGAGGCAATCATGGACCGTCTGATTGACATTCTGAACGACGATTATTCGCTGCTTCGCGGGCTGAAGCCGAAGGCTCACCTACAGTTTCGGCTTTCCATCGAGCAGTTCCGCGACCACCTGGGCAGAGACCCGGTCGTGTCCGATCTGACGGGCGTGGCGGTGCAGCGATTTCTCTCGGCAAGAAAAGCCAAGGTGTCGATCGCCACGACCGTCAAGGATCGCACGCATATCTGTGCCCTCTGGAATCACCTGTTCCGCCTGCGGCGAGTCGATGTCGCCCCTGCGGCAGTGCTGCCGCCCATGCGGGCTCCCAAACGCGTCCCGAAGGCGTACAAGGCCGACGAGGTGTCAGCCGTGATTCGGGCGGCGCTGGCCTATCCAGGGGGCGTAGCGGGCAAGCCAGCGAATATCTGGCACGCCTCGCTGATCCGGGCGGCTTTTGAGACGGCAGAACGCGTAGGAGCTCTGCTCGCCGTCGAGTGGCGGGATGTCGATCTCGACGAGCGGGTGATCCTCCTGCGGGCAGAGAACCGCAAGGGCGGGTATCGCGACCTTTTGCGGCCGATCTCGTCTGAAACGGCCTCCTGGCTGCGTCAGTTGCGGCGTGGATCGCCAGACAAGGCGAAGGTCTGGGAGTGGGATCGCGTTCCGGGGCACCTCTGGTATCACCTCCGGGCAATCTGCAAGCGTGCCGGCGTGCCAGCCCGCGGCTACCACGGGTTCCGCAAGTCCGCCGCGTCTTACCTTGCCGCCGCCGGCGGGCTTGGGGAAGCCGCCTCCGCCCTCGGGCACGCGTCTCCCACCACGACCCAGGTTCACTACATCGACCCGACGATCGCCAAGCCGACGCGGACGTTCGTGGATATGCTGCCGCGCATCGAACTTGAAGATCCGCCGTCTCAATGACGGCAAGCGGCGAGCGGCGCGGGGAAAGGGAGAAAGCCCGCGCCGCTCTAGCCGCCGCCCGGCTCCGGTTGAATGATGTTTTCCCGCGCCGCGATGATCGCTAGCAACCGCTCGCGTTCCTCGAGCAGCCGGCCGATCATGCGGGCCGCGGTGCCGTTGGTCGCGGTCCAGGCGTTCGCCGGCCCGTAGCGTCCAACGAACAGCCACGCCTCCTGGGCTTCGTCTTCGCTGTAGGGAATCCGCTGGTCAGCCACCCCGTTCCTCCCGATGCAGCAGCAACGCAAGCAACGCATACGAAGCAAGATCAACGAGATTGTCTTCGAGGCTCTCGTTCTCCAGCCGCCCGGTGGCGTTGTACGCGGCGAGCCTTGTTACCTTGTCGCTCAATCGAACCATCGCACCTTTCCACGACGGGATGCCCACGAACCGCGCCCCGTTGCGAATGTTCGCGAGCGGGTCTTCGCCACTCGGGCACCCGTAGTCGCGGCTCTTGCGGCGGTGCATCTCTTTGAGCGCGTCGCACAGATCGAAGAACTGCTGCGAGGTGGGATGCACATCGCTCGATGCGAGCAGCGAATCCCCGATCAGCGGCGGCGGCGAGTCTTCGTCTTGCGGATCGTACCACTGCTCAGTCGATCGGCCCGCGGCGACTGCGGCGATCCTCGTCCCGACGGCTTGGCGGAGCGCGGCGTTTGCTTCCTGGAATGTTGTCCCGGTTGCGGTGGTCATTTGTTTCCCTTTCTCAAGTCTCGGTCACAGAACAACGGATACGCTCGCGTCACCTCTTGCCTGCCGTGATCGACAATTGCCATTCCTTGGCATGGACGTTCAGGAGAAGCGACCCGTTCAGCGTATGGCGAGTGTCCAATCACGCTCCCGTTCGCGATGTACCGCGCTCCGCGCAGCCAGCCCCAGGAGTGGTAGTGCCCAAAAATCGTCAGATCGGCGCGCCGCCCGGCATCCCACCGGGCGATCGCCTTGCTCGCCGGCAGCGCGAGCCCGTAGACGCCACCAGCAAAGCGAATTGAGTGACCGTGGGTCGTGCGAACAAGAAAGCCGTCGAGGTCAACATAGCCGAGGTGCCCTTCGGCGATCTGCCACCGGACGTTCTTGTTCTGCTCTTCGCGGGCGAGCGTGAAATACATAAGTTGCTCCCACGAGTGATCGAGCTCGGTGGCGATCCGATTCTTCTCGGTGCTCCGCCCGTGGTTGCCGGCGTTCGTGCAGACGATCACCTCGCCCGCCTGGGCGGCGATTGCGTCGATCATTCGCCGCAGCCGCTCGGCGATCCACCGCGTCGCGTTCATCGGCGAGAGTTGAGCGACCTCGGCACAGTCGGGATGGATATGCCCGGTAATGAAGTCGCCCCCGAGCCAGATCAGCACGCGGCGAACGTCGGCCTGGTTGCGCTCGTGCTCCAGGCAGTCGAGGAATCGCTGTTCGAGTTCCTGCATCCGCTGCTCGCAGACGGCGAGCGAGTAGTCGTTCTCTCCGTTGACCGTCTCGGGCAGCACCCGCTCTTCGGCGTGAACGTCCGAGAGCATGAGGATCGCCGTCGCGGCGTGCGGCTTGCGCGACGCCTTGACAGTTTTGGTCAAGGGCTTCGCCGGCGTGATGCCTTGCAGGCTCACAAGCGTGTCCGCCCGCTCCCGCTCCCGGTCGATCTGCTCTAGAGCAGCGGTATACCGTTTCCGGTATGACGCAATCTCGGCCCGCAGCCGTGCGAGTTCGGCGTCGGCGGCGAGTTGCGAGGCGGCGTCGAGAGACGCGGCGACTTCTTCGGCTATTGTTTTTCGAGCCATCGCAGCACTCCGAGAAAGCCGACCGGCACGCCTCGCGGCTGAAGCGATGCGGAGATGAGTTTTGCCAGCGTGGTCTTGTTCGTTTGCAGTTTGCCTTCGCGCCACTGCGTCTTGATGTCGGCGACTTCGCGGGCCGTGTCCGCGTCGAGGTTGTCAAACCACGTCGCGCTGCGCTTGCGATCGCGCTCGGCGATGCCGGCCCGCACGTCATCCAGAAGAGATTTCGCCTTCGCCATCACTCCTCCTTCCGTCGATACCTGAGCGTCGAGTAGAGCAACCGCCGCAAGTCCCTCGCCCCGTTCGTGACGCTCTCCTCCGAGAGATCCGGGTAGAGGCAGTGCAGCGCCTCGTGGAGTTCGACTTCCAGCCGCCGCTGCGGCGGGAGGCGGTCGTGAATGAGCACCGTCCCGTTGTCGTTCGCCCAGCCGTCGGCCGACCCCCGAAGCCTGGTGTAGCACCAGTGCCAGACTCGCCCGGCTAATCTGACGCGGTGGCGGATTCCCACGGGCGAGCCCTTTCGCCCGTCAATGTGAAGGGGCTGTCAAGCGGAGGCGGTTCGCTTGGCCTCCGCTTTGCGGGCGTTGCTGATCGCCCGTCGCACCAGCAACCTAGCGGCCATGTCAACGAACGGCAGCCCGCGCTCGTCGGCAGCCTCGCGCAGGAAGCCCATGATCTCGGCCATGCCTTCCTCGCTCTCGCACCAATCGCAGCCCTTGGCGTCCATGTAGGCGGCTCGGCTCGTGCATTTGCAGTCGGGCGTGGCGACGATGCGGAAGGGCCAGCCTGCAAGCAGGGCTTTGAGTTCGGTGCCGGGGCCACGTGGCGGTGGCGGCTCTGGCGGCGGCGGCGGCTCAAAGCCTATTTTCGGCTCCTGCGGATATGCTGCATGGTTAACGTCAATGGTCCACTGGTCGCCGTCTTGCGCGATGACGCACGGCATCACCTCTTCAAGCGTGTAGCCACGCTCGCGGCATCTTGCCTCTAAGTATTTTCTGTGGCATGTGGTCATGGAAGCGGATTTGCTGAGAGCTTTATCCACTCTGGAAAAAGTGGATCATCTGCTGGATTCAAGCCGCACCTGTAAGTAGTGCCTGCGTCGGTTTCGTCATAGAAGACTACAAAATCGCTACGGGTCAGCGTAATGTCGCCGGTCGGGAATGCGTAGAAACAATCGCCCAAATTTTCCAGTCCATCTGTGCTGAAGACACTTGTTTTGTTCGCGCAGTTGGTGCTGGACCCTTTCGCTATTTCGTTGGAATCTAAGTATTTGAGATGTCCAAGAAAATTGCTGCCTCTAACTGGATATCTCTGCAGAGTATAAACTCTCCATCCGCCGCCCATGCACGAGCCAACCAGATAGGCGGATTCAAAAAGTTGCGGGGTGCTTGGCTCGTTGCAAACACCATTAAGGATGTAGGCATTTGCAGCACACCAAGTGATTGTCCGCACTGCGCGCGCGCCTGAATAGATTAAAGGCGGCTTTATGTGTATGTATGCGTCGCTGCATGCGCACACGCCACCACCACCACCACCACAACAACACGCCATGGTTACACCTTGAACCGAACGAACGTTGAAGTAAACGTGGAAGACACAATCGTGACCGAAGTTGTCACGAGCGTCTTGCCGATGCTGATAGTGCAGGCAGACGTGTTGAGCGAAGCCGACAGCGTCACGTCTGTCATTACTGCCGTAGATGATGTTGCTCTAACAAAAACCGCCGTGGCCATCTCAAACGGCACGTCGATAAGAAACCACGCGGTGCCCTCTTTCGCGATCCCGCAGTCGCTGCCGGCGGATGAAGCGATCGGAAAGAACAGGTTCGTCACGCTCGCCGTATTCGGCGTCGCCGTCTGATACTTGAACGTCACCGTCTTCGTGGCGTTGATCGACCACGCGCCGGTGAACGTCGCCACGCGGAAGAGCTTGACCTTGCGAGGGTCTAGCACCGGATCGAATCGTAGCGGGCTCGCCTCGGGCGTCGCGAGCTCCGCCGCCCGCACCACGTTTGCGATACGCTCGGCGCTCTCGCGCGTGAACTGCGTGGGATCGAGAGGCTTGGTCATGGGGGCGTGCCGAAAGTTGCGAAACTAGCCCGCGGGTTCACGCGGCGAGTCAAAATCGCAGGAGCCCCAAGCGTCTGACCGCCAGAGCCGTCGAGGCCAACAGGATTCGGGCTGGCGACCCATTCGGCGTTTTGAAAATCGAAAACCATCGCGCGACGCTTTTCTGCGCCGTCGATGAAATTGAATCCGACGTCGGGTATCAGCAGATTGTGCCCGGACTGCCGGTATGCCAGCGTCGCCGTCGTGGCGTAGTAGCTCACGAGCGTGTTATTGAACTCCTCGGTCGTGTATTGCGAGTCAACTCCGACCACCTTCACCGTGTCCATCGCGCAGCCAAGAAACCCTGCGTCGTTCAAATAGTTTTGCAGCCCTAGCCACGTGCTCGGATACGAAGAGAAGTTTTTCCGAATCGTGATCTGAACCAGGCTTTCGTCGGTAGTCAGCCCGGGGAAGTAGTCGAAGGCAGAGTTTGTCAGCGGCTCTTGGTCGGTTCCATCGTAGTAGAAGAACGCCGGCACCTGTCCCGCCTTGCTCTCAAACGACCACACCGCCGCCCTGGCCGTCGGCGTCAGCAGTTCGTCATTGGTGACGAGCCCGTATTCGACAACTACTTCGATTGCATACGGATTGTCTTCAAATCGCTCGTTTATCGTTATTTTGCGTGCCCGCAGCGCATTGTGGACGGGGTGATAGTCGCCCCAGACTCCAGCACTTAGGCCGAGCGGAGCGGCTATTGCAGTAGCCGGAGGCGGGCCGCCGGCCGTCAGCGTGTCATCGCTCAGCATGCACACCCAGCGACGCTTCGCCACGCCGCCGGCGCTGCCGACTTCGTTCTCGAAGGTGCGGGCAAGTTCTTTTGTTGCGACGATGGTGCCTGGCATAGATCACCCAAGGACCGCGCCGCCGACGATAGCGACGGGCGTGTTGAAGTAATTCGACGCGGCTTGCGAAATGCCCTGTGCGATGAGTTGCAACTGCTTCGTCTGAAGCCTCGCCTCGATCAACGCCGGGTCTTGCGCGTTCGCGGCGAGATCGAGCACGAGGTTCTGCCCCTCCTGCGTGCGGATGTCGGCGGTCGAAACGGTGCGCGAGCCGAGGGTGTTCAGTTCGCGGATGCGTTCGGATTGGCGGTTGAACTCGGCTTCTTCGGCCTTGCGACGTTCTTCGGCAAAGCGGGCCTGCTCCGCCGCAACTGCCTGTTGCTGCTTCGCATATTCGGCCTGCTGTTGCTGAATCAACTGCTGCTGTTGCTTGACAGCCTCTTCCGCCTGCTTGACTGCTTGGGCCTCAGCCTGCTCGCGGAGCTTGGCGTTCTCTTGAATCTTCTGCTTCCGCAACTGGTCGGTCTTTTCGAGGTTAGCGACTTCCTTGTTGAACACCTCTTGCTGCCGGGCGACCTCCGCGTCAAACGCCTCTTTGTTGAGGATGCCCGCTCGGGCCTGCTCCTGGGCACGGGCGATGCCCTCTTGTAGACGCTGGGCCGCCTCCGCCCCGGCATTGCCAAACTCTGCCGCCTTGTTGATCACCTCGCCGATCTTTTGATCGACTGCCGTGAACGCCTGGGCGAAGCCGTCGCCGAAGCCTTGCTCGGCGGCTTGCTGCGATTCTTCAAGCGATGCCTGCAACTGGTCGAGTTGAGCGAGCCGGGAGGCGGCAGCGTTCGCCGCCTCTTCGTTGCCAGCCAGCCGTGCGGCGGCGAGCTCCTGGGCGGTACGAGCCTGCACCCCCTGCACGTCGGCGATCTGTTGCTCGAGTTGCGTCTGCTCACGCCCGGCGTTCAGGAGAGCGTTCACCCGCTGCTCTTGATCGGCAAGCCGCTGGGCTTCGTCGGCGGCAGCCTTGGCGGAGCCGTCCGCGATCGCCTGCTGTTCTGCCTTGATCCGTTCCAATTGGGCGATCCGCGTCTCGCCGTTCGTGACCGCCTCCGCGTCTCCGCCATCGCGAGCCGCAGCGACCTCTTGGCGCACGCGGGCAATCTCTCGCTCCACGGCGAGCGCGTCTTGGGCAGCCTTCGCCCGCGTGTTGTCACCGCCGAACTCACGAGCGATGCGAGCCTGCTCCAGCAGTGCGTCAGAGACTTGCCGATCCGCATCGACGCGACGCTGGGCTTCCTCGGCTGCCTTGCGTGTCTCTTCCTGCACTTGCCGCAGCGACTCGACTTGCTTGTCGAACTCTGCCGTCGCAAGTGCCACGCCACGGCTGTATTGTTCGGCGTTCAGTTCATTGTTGTCGGCCTGCTCCTTCAAATCCGCGAGCGCGTTCTGGAACTCCAAAGCGGCGTTGAAGCCTGCCTGCCCGAACTCGCCAGCCTTCGCGATTGCGTTGTCGAGGGCTTGGCCGCTGCCGGAAATCGCCTTCTGAACTTCGGCGTAGCCTTTCTTTTGCTCTTCGGTGAGTTGCTGCGTGCTTTGCGTGACTTGTTCCACGCCAGCGGACGCACCTTCTGCGGAACGCTCGATGCCAAGAAGGTTTTCTGCCATCGTCAGCAGTCGCCCGACGGTGCCGCCGATGGCGTTTGCGATCGTGCTGAACACCGACGAGACAGAACCGAACACGCGGCCGATCACTGTGCCGATCGCTTCGATGGCACCGGACAGCCCGATGAAATCGGAGAACTGACTGATCGTCTCGCCGACAACCGTCGCCGCGCGTCCGAGGGTATTCGCAATCAGTTCGCCAATCTGAGAAAACGCAGTCGTGACGATCGTCGAAACGCGGCTGATCACGTCGCCGATCTGGGCGAACGTGTCGCGGAACGCTGCCGAGACTCCTTCAAACTTGAAGAACTCTCGGAAGCCCAGCACGACATCGTTGATGCGACCGAACGTGGCAGTCGTGGCTTGGCTGATGCTGTCGAATACGCCAGCGATCGTGCGACCAGCCGTTGCGAATGGCTCCAAGGCTGTCCCGATCACGTTGCCGATCGTTGAGCCAAGTTGCAGAAATACGTTTGCGATCAGCCCGACGGCGCTTGTAAGTGGCGAGAGCGAATCAAGCACTGCCCCAATGTTGCGGCCAAACGTAGCAATGGCAGGGGCGAGCCCTTCGCTGATCGACTGCGTGACGCCGATGAACGGCGTGAGCAACTCGCGACCGAGCCCGAGGATCGACCGCTGCACGTTCTCGAATGCACCGTCGAGGGCGAGCAGGCGGTTCGCGTCGAGTTCCGAAATCGCCCCACCGAACCTTCGCACGGCCTGGGCTGACCCTTCGATCTCGCCGAACGCCCGCACGAGGCTTTCGCCACCACGCCCGAGAATGTCGATCTGCAACTGTGCCCGCTTCGCTGGCTCTGGAATCGTGTCGAGTGCGGCAGCAACGCGACCAGCAAACGCGGTCGGGTCGTTCTGTGCCGCCTGAATGTCTGCAAGAGAAAAGCCCAACTGCTCCAATGCCGTGAATGTTTCGCCGCTGCCCTTCGTCGCGTCGGCGAGTCGGGCTCCAAACTTCTGGATGCCGGTCGCAAGGGCTTCGACCGGCACGTTCGCCCTGGTCGCTGCCTCTTCAAGAACTTGAATTGTTGCCAAGTCGACGCCAGCCTGCCGAGCCGCGAATCCGAGCTCTTCGACTTTGCCGCTGAGTTGCGTCAGCCCGCCCACCACCGCCGTCGCGGCGGCTCCGAGTCCAGCCACGGCAGCGACGCCGGCGGTGAAAGGATTGACAAGGGCGGCAACGCTCGTGCCGACGCTCGTCAGCCCGCCCGCCAATCCGCCTGAAAACACGCGAGCCAGCCCTTCGCCGGCAGACGATAGCCCCGAGAGACGGCCAGCCACGCTGCCCAGCGGGCCGGGCAGGGCCGACAGGATGCCGGAGAGTTCATTGAACTGGAGATTGCCCTTGCCCGCGCCTTCCAATGCGTTGCCATAGCCCTGTGCCGCCGCTTCGGCCTTCGTAAATGTGCCTGTCGCCTTCGCGACCGCTCTGTCGAATGTCTCTTGGTCGATTCTCCCGGCTTCAAGGTCTTGGGAGAGAACCCGCACTTCCGCGTCATACCGCTCCAGCGGCGTGCGGTTCGCCTCGATCGTGCGGGCGGCACGTTCAAATGATGCGACTTCGGCATCGACGGCGTTGCCTAGTTCCTCGAAAGCCTTTGCGTACTCCGGGGCAGTGATCGCCCCTTCCTGAAGTTGCTGCGTCAGCCGCTCGAGGTCGGCGGCGGCCTTCGCCTGCGCCGCTGCGGCTGCGGAACTCGAGCCTGCAAAGCGGTCGAAGGAACCCGTGATCGCCTTCGCTTGATCGTCGAGCTTGGCGAGCGCCCGCTCTACGGGCGTGAGCGACTGCTGGACGCCGGTGGCGTCCGCAGAAATCTTCATCGCCAGCCCGAGGATTGTCGCCATTTCTACTGTCCTAAAAGCCCGAGTTGTTTCGCCAGATCACGTATCACATCTGCTGCCTGGGCCTCGTGCTGCGGCGGCTTTTGTAACGGGATGAAATCCTTCGCCGTCGGTGCCTTTCCTCGTGCCGAGTATTGAATCGCTGCCAGTGACGCGAGCAGTCCCGTCTCCGCCCATGAATCCGGGATCGCCTCGTAGTACCTCGTGTATGCCCGCCACTCCGATAGTTCGCGGGAGTCCATCCGTTCGGACAACTCCCGCACCGTCATCTTCAAGTGCCCCGCCAGCCGAAACATGAACTGTCGCGTCGGCGAGACATTCAACCTTTTCCCAGTTCTTCCACGTCCTCCTCGCTCATCGCGTTGTGCTTCATCGCACGCTCAAACAACCGGCTCATCACGGCGGCCGACTTCTTGCCCAACTGCTCGATCTGCTCGCGCGTAAACAGGAGCTTGCCGCCCTCGTCGCAGAGCACGCGCTGCAGATACTCGGTGCGGAAGTTCTCGATGCCTGTCTCCTTCTTCCCGATCCACATCCGCTCGTAGGCGTCGCGCTCGCCAACGCTCATCACGCGGATGAACACTGAACCCTTCCACTCCTTGACCTTGACTTCGAGGAGCCCGAGATCATCCGCCGCTAAAATCTGTTCAGCCGAGAGAGCCATGCTTCTACTCCATGACGATGCGATAGGAGACGTTGTAACGAGCAACGTCGTTCACCTTGCCAGCCATGGTGAGCGTCTGAAAGACCGCTTTCGTGGAGCAAGTCAGACCGCCGCCAGTGAACTGGAGCGTCTTTTTCAATCCACGTTCGGTCAGTCCGATGTTCGCCGTGGCGAGGCACACAATCTCTATAGTGCCTGCGTCAAGCGCAATCACGCTGTCGCGGCCGATCGGCAGAGAGCCGCCGGCGGTGATCTTGATGTCAGTCACCTCTTCAAGTGACTGACCGCCCCACGTGACCGTCACTCCCGTGCAGGGTGTTGCCATGACGGGCCTCCGTCACGGCACTAGACGCGGGCGACTCGAAGCGTGGCCTGGCCGCGGATCGCGTCGTTCGTGGCAAGCGTGAGGGTCGAGGCGTTGACCGTGTAGGCGAGCGACGAGAACCCGGTGAGCACCGTTCCGGCCACCGTGATCGAGCACGTGCCAGTCGAGGCGTCCGCGATCATAACGCGACCGAGGTAGTCGAACTGAATCGTGCGGCCCGTGTCGCTCGTGGAGCCCTGGAGGGGGCGGTCGAGGGTCAGAATCGACGCCCCCGTTGTGAGCCCGAGGTGCGAAACGTCGATCTTCTCTTGATCTGCCGTCGGATCGGTGAACTGAATGACGATGTTGGTGACGGTGTATTGCGTGCCGCCGACATTGAGGACGGTGCCCGACCCGGCATGGGGAGTCGTGATCGACATTTTTCTATGTCTCCTGCCACATGATTGAGAACGTCATCGTCACGCTATACACCGGCGGGGCGTCGCCGCCCGCCAGTTGCACGAACCCGTCGCTCTCGGTGTCGAGAGAGACGTGCTCTACCTCTATTCCTAGTTTCTGCTCCCCCCAGCCATCCAGAACGCGGCGGATCTTGTCTGCCAAGTCCCTTACTGCCTCATAGGTCAACGCGTAGCAGTCGATCGCGAGCACGACCGTCGGCATCCCCATCGGGCCGGAAAGCGTCTGCGAACGCTGTACGGCCTGCCGCCGCCACGTCACGAAGGGTATGTCCGCGGTCGCCGGGGCGAGCACCGGGTAGATCCGGTCGCCCACGGCGAGGGCCACCGCCGGGTCTTGGAGGAGGGCGGTGGCAACGGCCTGTTCCGGGGATTGCAGGGGCATACCCGCAGGATGCCACGCCGCCCCCGGAGGCTTGCAGGGCTAGAGCGTGTCGGTTCCGGTGATGGAACCGGAGTCGCGGTAGCGGAGGGCAGCCCAGGCCTGGGCGAGTGTCAGCGAGAGTTCCCGCTGGAGGTACTGTGCGACCTCGCCTTGCGTTTGATCCCACGCGGTTTGTACCGGGGGCTTGCCGGCGACGCCGCCCTCGGGGGTCGGAGGAATGACGATTGGCTCCGAACTCGCCCTGAAGAATGCTTTCGGGTAAGCCGGATCGGTCTGAACGCGATTGCGGTTCAGATCGCGGATCATCTTGAACGGGCCGAGCCGATTGAAACTCGAAGCGATGTATTTTCCCTGCCCCTTTTGCACGACGTGCGGCTTCACTTCCGTTGTGGTTCCGCTCGGCATTCGGCGGGTGTGTCCGCGTCGGCTGTAGGGCTTGGTGCTTTTCTTCTGAATCACTCGCTGCTTCGTTCCGAACTCCAACCACCATTGGTGAAACGCACGATCCGGTCCAACCCGCACCGTACCGCCCTGCGCCTCAACCGAACCGGCTGCCCCCGCCCGGCGATACCCGATAAGCCCCACCGCACCGCCGTTCTGCGGATACTTCTTCACCTTCATCGACCGAGCACGGTACAGATTCAGCGTCGGCCCGCGTGGCGTCACTTCTCCCAGCCGACGAAACGCCGGCCAAATCGCTTTCTCGATCGCCTCGCCGAGCACTTCCGACGCCTCTTTCGGCGGGAAAAACGCCTTGATCCGGTCGCGGAGATCGCGCAGTTGCTCGGTGTTGATGTTGAGCGAGATTCCGGCAACAGCCATCTACGTTGTCTCCTGGCAGATGACTTCGTGCTCACTGCGGTTCGCGTGCTCGAGGAGCGACACGATCTCCAGCGTCCGCCCTCGCCACGAGGCCCGCATCTGCTGCGTGAGCCCGGGCACGTAGCGGCAGCGGATGCGGTGCGACATCTCGATCTGCTGCTGCCCGGCGAGCAGGAACTCGCGCGACGAGACGCCTTCGACGCTCGCCCATACCGTCTTGAAATCCGCCCAGGTCGAGACGCTCTCGCCGAGCGCGTTCCGGTTCTCGGTAGGCGATTGCCACGTCACCCGCTCGCGGAGTTTGCCGGCGTCGATCATCACACGCCCCAGATCACGAGACGGTAGGAGCCTGTTCCTGAATTGCTGAAGATTCTTATCGACGGGTTGAAATTTCGTGAGTGCTCGACCGCGGCTCGACCGCGACGAGAAACGAGCCTCGCGACCTCATTGTCGACGTCATCGCCAAGCCTCACGTATCCGCCGTCGATCGAGTCAAAAGAAAATGCCATTCCATCCATGTACCCACCGGCCCACTGAAAGTTTTGTCCGTCCGCGTTTTTGTATGGAGGCGTAAAGCTCCCGCCATTAGATAGCGTGATGCCGCTGGTTCCGGCGGTGCCGGAAAACGAGGCTGCGACCATAGGAAGACCGCTGTCTGCAAATTCGCTCGGAATGCGGTAGTCCTCAAACTTGATCACCTTGATTCGGTTTCCCGACGCCTTGTCGTGCAGCGAAATGCCGACGGTGATGTAGCCATCGTCGATGCTCATGTGCCCACCACCAGAAGCGAATAGGTCGCCGTGCCTGTCGTGGTTCGCACCGCGAAGGAAGTGTTCGTCCGCTCGGTGCCGGTCATCTCGTAGATGCCCACGCGACTGCCGCTGGAGAAGTAGGTGCGACCGGCAGCGTTCGTTGTGAGTTCCGCGTGCGGATTCGCCGCGAACGCAACGCGCTCCACGAATTGAAACGTGACGCTCGTGCCTTCGGCGGCCGTGTATGGAAACGGCTGCCGGGAGATGAAGATCGTCTGCGTGCCCACGGTGCCCGTCGTGAATGCCGCCTTGCCGGACGATGCGACGGGGCTGGACGATTCCAGCGACAGGACGTTCAGCGCCGTCGTGCCGTCGAGGTCGTGAACCACCACGTCGGAATTGAATCGCCCGTCGAGGCTCACGCGTACTGCCCCCAAGAGACAGAGTCGAGGAGTGCCTTCGCCCCGGCGGGCAGTTGGGCATCGCCGCGCTTCTCATAGAGTTCGAGCACGGTCATCAAGATCGCGTTCTTCACCCGCTGCGGCACGCTCGCCGCGGCACCGTAGCCCGCCCACCACGTGACGCTGATCGAGTTCTGATCGTCGCGGTTGCTCGGCCACGTGCCGCCGTAGAGGTTGCGGATCGCCCCGGGCGTCGAGTCGCGGTCGACGCGGTACTCGCTCGTCGAAAGCGTTGCCGTCGCCCCGGTGTCGTTCAAGGTGTACGTGACCACGACAGCTGTAGTGGTGCCGCTGCCGCTCATCGGCGGGCGGGGTACCTCGATCTCCGGGGGGAACTGGTCGAGCCGCATCACGTATTGCTGGGTGACGAGAGCCCTGTCGAGGTAGTCCTCGCAGAGCTCGCGGGCAGCGGTGATGAAGCCCGTGATCAGCGAATCGTCGGTGTCGATGTCGACGCGGCAGTGGGCCTTGGCTTCCGCCAACGTCACGGGCTCCACACCCGGGGCGGTGAGTCGCTTCAGACTGCGGTATCGCATCGCTTACCTCCGCTCGGCTTTGGGCTGGGCGACCGCCTTCTCGACCTTCGGCTCGTCGCGGTACTCCACGGCGTAGCCTTCCTCGATCAACTGCCGGGCAGGCTTCTCGTCAACGTCTTGGATGGTGCCTTCCGCCATCTTGCAGAAGCGTTGAATCATGCGGATCTTCATGGCTGCTTCTTCTGCTTGGGCTTCGGCGTGTCGAGGAGCGGCTGATCGGCGTCGGCGGCCCGCGTGGCGTACTCCCACGCGATCAGCGACTCGGCCTGGCGTTCCGGCAACTCGACCACTTCGCCTTTCTTGTAGGCCGCGTAGGGCTTGGTCATCCTTATCTTCATCATCTTCATTGGGGCACGCTCCATGCAGATTCGGGCGGCTTGCGGGTGTTCTGCCATTCGGTCGTGTATTGGTAGACCGGGCCGCTCAGGTTCTTGCCCGGCCACGTGATCACGTATTCGCCGTGCCCGATCGTCACGCGCGGCGTCACGTAGAGGCGGTTGCCCGACGCTTTGAAGTTCGCCCAGAACGCGATGTCGGCGTCGCGCCGCCCTTCGCCCCAGCCGCCCTTCGGATCGGGCGTCTCGGAGAACCACGGCTTCGCCATGCGGCGGAGAGCCCTGGTCGAGATGATCGTGCAGCCGAAGTGCGCGGTGTCCACTTGTTGAACGGGAGCGCCGAACCACCCGACCGGCACCTCGGTGATGCCGCCCTCCGGCGGATTGTCCAGCGTGTCGAGGAGCGTCAGCATCGGGCGACCGTCCTCGCGTTTCGTCTGGAGCGGTGCCAACGCATCGCACTGAAACGTCATCGCGAGAGCGAATAGATGTTCGATGTTGTCCCGGCTCACGAAACTGTCCATATCGAGAGTGATGATGTATTCCGTGGTCGGCTCGAACTGTTCGAGCATCCGCGTGAGCACCTGGCTCCAGTAGGCTCCTTGTCCGAGTGTCGGGCGAATGTGCAGCGGCATCATCGCTTCGATGAAGCCGAAGATGTTGATCAATGGGCCGAACCTGGGGCCGGACAGGATCGCCTCGCACCGCACTTCGACCTTTGTATCGCCAACTTGAACCAGCATGGGCACCTCGCAAAAAGAAAGCGGCGGGTGTGACGCGTGCCACACCCGCCGCCTAGATTGCACTGCCTGTCAAGCCGATCAGCCGACCGCCTGTGTGCTCACACCCTTGTCGCTTGCGGACATCGGGCCAGCCTCGCCCTTCGACAGCCGAGCCACCGTGATCACACCGACCGTGCTCACGGGCGTGGCGTACACCGTCAGATAGCGCCGGCGGCCGCGGAGGTCAACGTCGAACCGATGCACGTAGCCCGTCGCGGAACCGCTGGTGCTCGTGGCACCGGCGGCAACCGTGAAGTCCGTTCCGCTCACGAAGCCAGAGATGTTGCTCTGGGCAGCCGTTCCGGTCGTGTCGGAGTGAGCAAGCCGGATCACCGTCGCGGCGGTTGCGGCAGTGGCCGCAGCCGACGTGAACGGCGAGAAAACAAGGTCAATGGACGCGTACTCGAACCCGAGCGTGTCGATCTCAAGCGAGTGGGTCGCACTCGAGAGCACCGCCGTCTCGGCCTTCGCAACCGTCTTCTGAGCAGCACCGTAGTTCATCTACCTAATCTCCTAGAGGGTTGTTATCAGCCGAACCGGAGGGCCACGATCGGACCCGCCTTCGAGGTCGATCCCAGATCGTTGACCACGATCGCGTTGCGAGCCGTGGCGAACGTGAGGGTCTGATCGAACTCCACGTACCGCTCGCTCGCAGTCTTGATCGAGATCGCCCGGCGATCGCCGTAGATCGCAGCCTGCGAGAGATCGCCGAACAGGGCGGCCACCTGGCCGGTCGTGCCGGTGAGGCGGCTCTCCATCGGCTGCACGAGGGTCACAGGGTAGCCCAAGAACGTCTCGCCGAAACCGGCCGCGACGTTGTCGGTGCTGTTGCCACCGGCGTTCGACGCACCGCCTGGCAGCATGGCGAGCCGCAGCATCGCGGAGCCCCAGCCAGCCGGCGAGATGTACCACCGGGCGTTCCGGTTGCGAGCGTACAGCGGCAGCCGGGCGAGCGTGTCGGTGAAGTTCAGCATGGTCAGCGAGCCGAACGTCGTGTTGCTGGTCGCCGTGACCACGCTGCCGGAAAACGCCGACTGCAGAATCTTCGGGCAGACGCCGGTCACGCCGTGGTATTGGGAGGTGCCATCGCCGATGAACGCCGAATTGTCGATTGCCTCGGCAAACGCCTGAGCCACTTCGAGGGCCATCAGATCAGCGAGGTCAATCACCGAGTCTTCGAGCAGCGAGTTCGGGACGCGGTTCGCCACGCCCCAGATCTTCGCGTTCAGTTCGACGTTGTCGAACGTCACGTCGCTCGCCGACACTTCGACGTTCTCGCCAACCGGGCGAGCGGTGAGGCCGCCCGTCCGACGCGGGATGATCATCGTGTCGCTGTTCATCGGCATCCGGCGGGCGTACTGCGGGTAGACGCCGAACTCTTCGACCAGGCGGATGATCTCGGTGCTCATCTCGGGGCTGGTCAACACACCGCCGAGCGAGTTGATTCCGCCGGCCTGGACGCGGGTTTCGACGCCGTGATCCTTGCACCACCGACGGGCTTCGGCATCGCCGAACACGTAGCCCTTCAGGTGCATGCCCGCGCGGTACGCGGTTTCGTTGTCCTTGAACGCCCGGAGGTTGTGATTGGCCTTCGGCACGGCATACTCGGTTCGCTTCTCCACGTTCGTCTCCTCGGGGGTTGCGGCCTTCTCGACCACCTTCGCGGGAGCGGCACGCTCCAGAACGCTGCGGAGCTCGAGCTCCTTCGTTTGAACTCGCTGCAGGAACTCGATCCGCTCGCGGAGCTTGTCGGCCTTGCCTTCGAGCGAACGGAGGGAAGCCTCCTGCTCCTCGGTCATGGGTGCCGCCTCTTCGCCCTCGGGGGCGTCCTCGGTCATCGCTTCCATCTCGGCGACAACGGCAGCCAACTCGTCCAGCAGAGCCTTGAGCTTCTCGACAGCCACGGGCGATCTCCTCGTGTTCGGGGTCGCGGCGGCTTCTCTGCCGTCGCTCTACACCGAACCTACGGAGGCAGCCCTCGACCCTTGCAGCACACGCAAGGCGGGGCAGTAAAGAAGGGCTAGGCTGCGGGCTTCACGCGCCGCACTTCGGCAGACGGAAGCACGTGCTTGTCGGTGTTGCCGCAGCGGCACCGCAAGTACCGAATTTGGTACTCGCCCTGGCGTTGACTCGACGCCACGAGGAGTTTTCCGATCTTGCAATTCGGGCACGAATCGCCGGACTTAGCGGCCATGAGACCTCAGATACTCGCGGAACTCTGCGGTCTTCGCGGCCGACTGCACACGCCGGGCGACCACCGCCTCGCGCTGCTGGCGGAACTGTTCGAGCGACCGCTGGGCGACTTCAAGCCCGCCGTCGCCGTAGGCCGGATAGGTGCAGGGGCCGACATCGAGGAGCGAATCGACCGAGCGAATCGTCCGCACGCTCTGCCCATCCTCAATCGCCCACTCATCGCCACCTGGAGCAACGGTGAACGCGAAGGATGATCCGAGCACGATCCCGTCGCGGATGTTGTTCGCCAGATCGCGGCCGTAGGTGGAGTCGGGCACCGGGAACTCGTACCGCAGCCCGACCTCGTCTACCGTGAGCGACAGCGTGCGCGGGTAGCGGGCGAGCGGATAGTTGCTGTCGTGGTTAAAGAGTGCCCGCGTCTCGAGCTTCTTCTTCCGGCCGCGCCGCTCCGAGACGAGCCCAAACGCTGCCGGGTCGATCCGTTCGTAGAAATCACCAAGCAGGAGCGAGCGCACGCCGAAGCGGGCGGCGTAGCCGACGATGTATTCACGCTCGCCCTCGCCCTCGATGCTCCGCTTCTCGACTGCGAGCAGCGGCACGGCGGCATCGGCGTTCTCCTCGATCAACAGGCTGCGGCGTTCAACTGCGTTGCTCATCGTTCTCTCCTCGTCTGCGGCGTTCATTTGTTTCACCAACTTGTTCGCCCAATCTTGCCCGGGGTCTCCGCCCCATAGTTAAAGCGCCCAGGCGATGCGGCCGGCCGACGGCCAACCTTCTTCGCCTGGGCGGTAGCCCTTTCCTTGCTTGTCGATTTCGTGCCGGTCGAAATATGCCTTCATGCGGCGAGCGGTCTCAGGCGAGATGTTCGTTCCGTTCGACAGGTCGCGGGCGCGAGCAACGCCCACGGCGGTGCCGCCTCGGTTGAACTCGCTACGCCACGCGAGCCCCTTCGCGGCTTCGTCGCGGACGCCGGAGGGAGGCGTGAAGTCGATGTGGTCATACCTAGCCGCCACGCTTCCGCCCCTTTCGCTTCGGCTTGCTGTATGCCTTTTCCTCGACCGGCGGCTCGGGCAGCGGGTCGATCTTCGTGAGCGTCGCGACTTTGTGCCCGACTTGCGTCTCGGTCGCACGCCACCCGCCGCCCACCTCTTCGTACAGCGTGATGAGGGCGGCCGGGTCTTCCTCGCTCGCCTCAACCTTGAAGTCGGTGTTCGGCACATCGAGCGTGCCGTCGAACATCACGTGGTCGATCCGACCCCGAGCACGACCACCCGACGAATCCCACGAGACGAAGTCGCCTTCGGCCACGGCGTCGGGAGCGGCACGCTGCTCGTCGCTTTCGATAACGGGCGGTTCCGGCGGCACGGCGTCGCGCTGCCCGGGTTGAGTCGGCAAAGCAATCGGCGTCGTGTTCGTGCCGGCGATGATGGCATTGACCGTCGAGGCTGGCACGCCTGGGAACGCGGCGGCGATGATCGCCTTTGCCCCCATCTCGTTCAGAAGCCCCGCATTGTATTGAGTCACGATTTCCAAGAGGCTGGAGACCTGGGCACCGTTGAGGGAAACGTCAGCGATCTGCGGGCCTTCGTCCGCAGCCGGCACTGCTTCCGCCGCAGCCAGCCCGCCCTCGACCGCCTGGCCGTCGATGCCGCTTCCCGGCTGCTGCTGCGCGAGCACGTCGGTCGCCGTAGGCTCCTGGCCCAGCGTGCCCATATTCAGCGGGCGGTAGCGAACGTCTCCGCCGTCCACCGGGTTCATGCCTTCTTCGGTACGGATGTCGTTCGTGTTGAAGACGCCGAGATCCCACATCTGCCGGTAGTACGTGGAGCGACTCGCGGAGTCGGCCCGCAGCATGAAGCGAGTGTCGAACGACACTTCGTAGCGGTCATCCTCAACGATCAGATCGCGAGTGAACGCAGACTCAAAACGCCGCAGCCACGGCATGATCGTGTCGGTCAGGAACTCTTGCGACGAGGTTTCCAGCGACCCGGGCGGGGTCGAGCCAGCGGCTTGGATTTTCCAACCCGGCACGCGCCAGAGTCGGCAGATTTCTTCGATCTGGAAACGCCGGCCCTCAAGCCACTGGCTGTCGGTGTTCGTGTTCTGCGGCAGCCCGTAGGGCTTCAGCCCGCCCGTGAGTACGGCGGTGCGGTGAGAGTTGCCGACGCCAGCGTGCTTGCGGTCCCACTGGTTCGCCAGCGTCTCGCGGGCTTCGGCGTTGAGATTGCCTTCGGTCGAGAGCACGAAGCCCGGGCGGGCACCGGCGGCGAAGTAGCGAGCACCGTGGAGTTCGTAGGCTCGGGCGAGGGCGATCGCGTCCTTGCACGTCTCGACCGGAGATAGCCCGTTGATGCCGTCTTCGGTGAGGCCGCGAATGGCGAGAATCTGCTCTTGGTTGTAGAGCGTCTCCTGGCCCTTCTCTTCGCGGTACTTGTACCGAAGCTTGCCGTTCTCCAGCCGCTCCACCTTCATCCGCGACGGGTGCAGCGGAATCAGTTGCTCGACCGATCCAGACTGCCCGGGCACGATCTCGCAGTACGCGACGTTGTAGAGACCGGCGTGGAGCATCAACTGGCAACGCCACTCGAACGAAGTCTGCCACCCGTTCGGCTGGAGGTTCAACTTCCGGTAGAGCGGGAGCTCGGTCGCGCGACGCTTTCCGCCGTCTCGCATTCGCTCGAGCACGTGGAGAGCAGGCGTCGCCACCGCCTCCGCGAGCACGCGGATGCAGGCGAACACGGTCGAGACCATGAGCGCGTTATCGGGGCTGATCCGCACGCCGGCAGAGGATCGCGAGCTCGCGTCCTCGTCCCACATGCGTTCCTCGCCGGGAAGCCAGAGGATGCGGTGCTCGTTTTTCGCGATCATAGGAAGAAGATTTCGGGGTTAGTTGTCGCGTTCGTCACGCTGTTCGCTTCCCAACCGCCCAACGCGAAGATGCAGGCGACGATACCGTCGATGCGTCCAGTGCTCTTTTTCTTGACCGGGCGAACGTCCTCGAACGCATTGCTCTCTGTGCAGACGCAACCGGCCATCCACGACAGCACCGGGTTGCCGCCGTGCCGAATCCGCTGCTGAAGCACAAGCGATTCCAGCAACTTCGTCGGGCTGCTCATCGAGCGAAAGCCTTGCCCGAATGATTCCACAATCAGCCCCGACCCTTGCAGTTCCACGCCCAACTGCACCGCCCCCGTCATGTCCATCAGCACGCGTTCGACTTGATGTTTCTTGGCGTATTCCAGCACGTATTCGCGGATCACGCCGTGGTCGATCACGTTGCCGTCGGTGGCCGTGATCCAGCCTTCGTTCACCCAATGCTGGAACGGCTGGCGATCAGTTCGCTCTCGCTCCATGATCAGATCGCGGGGAGCCCAGAACATCGCCTGGATGTCGAACGTCCCGTCTTCGCACGGGAACAACGCCACGCATGCGGAGAGGTCGGTCGATTTCGACAAGTCCATGCCGATGATGCACTTTCGGCCGGCAAGCGGCTCCGTAGGCCCGGAGGAGCACGCTGCCCACTTGTCTGGATCAAGCCACCTATTCGTGCTTTCTGTCCACACTCCCAAGGAATACCTAAGCCAGCCGTTTAATTTTGTCGGCTTGTTCTTCGCCTCCTGAGCATCAGCGGCAAAACTCTCCTCGGTCATGGTGATCCCCATCCCGGGATTCGCACGCCGCCACACCTTCGGGTCGAAGTAGTCATCCGACCCGTCAGCCTTCGCGGCGAAAATCTTGCCGTAGAAACGCGGGTCATACTTCGGATCGGCGAGCACTTGCTCCGCGTACTCGTGCTGCTCCCAGCAGATCGTGTCGCGCCTGTCGCCGGCTGTCGTGATCGTCGCGAGCAGCGGCTCCCGCCTGGATCGGCCCGAGTAGCGAAGTGCCTCAAAGAGACGCCTGTCGGGCCACGCGTGCAGTTCGTCGCAGAACACGAACGAATAGGACGGGCCTTCCGCCGCCCCGGCGTCGCGGGAGATCACCCGCATGCTCGATCCTGTCGCAGCGCAGACGATCGTCTTCCGGGAGTCGATCACCTCGAGCGACGCCGCCAGTTCCGGCGACCGCTTCACCATCGCGGCCGTCTCGTCGAAGATGATCGCCGCCTGGTTGCGATCCTTCGCCGCGATGCACCCGAGCTCGCCGTCGCCTTCCATCAGCAAGTGCCAGATCGAGAGGCAGGAGAGCAGCGTTGACTTGGCGTTCTTTTTCGGAACCTCCAGATACGCGAGCCGATACCGGCGAGTGTCTCCGCCGGCAACCTTCCACCCATAGAGCGGCTCGATCACATCGTGCTTATGCCACTCCAAGAGCCGCATGGGCTCGCCAGCCTTTGCGGTCGGAGAGTCTTTTGTGTGGCAACAGACGGCCTCGAGGAACTGAATGACGAGGTTGGCGGCGTCCTGCTTGTAGTCATACCCCTCGACCCACTCATGCCTTCTTCTTGAGGGCAAGGAACTTGGACAGCGTGCTTTCTTGCTTGGCATCTGGTTCAACCTTCAGGGAGGTTCGGGCCGCTGGCGAAAGCCCGAAGTCAGCCTCCAACTGGCGGAGTTGCTGCGCGAGTTTGTGGGCAATGCTGACCTCCGGCCTCTGGGCGATGTATTTCACCTGGCCGCCGTCGTTCAAAATCGGATATGTGTCTCCCTCTGCCTTCAACTTCGCCCGCACGGCAAGCCACCACTCCCACGTGTCGCAGTAGCGGGCGAGCGCCTCGACATCGGCGCGCGTCATCACGCGAACCGCCTGGAGCATGGGAAGCAACTCGCGCCACCTTGCCGCAGCCGTCTCCCCGAGATGCGGCGGCATGACGATGCCGTCGGATGGCGGCGCGGGTTCGGCAGCGTTCAGCTTTTGCTTGCCAGGATTTCCCCGGAGGATCTTCAGTTCAGTCGGTATCGGTCTTGGTCCGCGTCGGCCCATGATCAGCACTCCACGAATGCAAGCCTAAGTTGTGCTCCGCGCTTGTTCCGCTTTCGCCCGTTGCACCTGCGGCATAAGCACTGAGAGTTGTCGAACGTGTTTCCCTTGTCCGAGTTCTTCGCAGACAGTGGAACGATGTGGTCATGCTCGGCATTCCTCCGGCTCATCTTCCGGGTTCGCTTGTTGAACCTATGCCTTCCTTTGTGGCATTGAACGCCGCACTGCTGGCAGACCCACCCGTCACGCTCGCACACCGCCTCCCTAGTGCAAGCCGGATCGAAAGGCTTGCCGTAGTTTTTGCATCGCTTGCGGAGAGATGTGGCGAGCGAGTGGCGAGACGCTTGCTCAATCTTCCCGACGGAGGTCTTTTTTCTCGGCCTGTCTTTTCCAAACCTGTCATCGTAGTAGCACTCTCTGGAGCAGTACCTTCCTTTGTCTTGATCGGGACGAAGCCCATGGAGCGCACGATTGAATCGTTCTCCGCAGCCGACACACGTTCTCCAGTGACGGCGAGATTCAGAGAAGCATCGAGGCGAGCAGAACTTACGGCTTTCGACGTGGCTTGGAACCAACTCAAATTCTTTTTTGCAATGCTGGCATTCGGATGTCGCTCGCCTACGAGATGCCGTATGGCCGCAAAGCGGAGAGCAATACTGTTGATGCAAATGCCCTGTTCTGTACTCCTTGCCGCAATGCCCGCACTGCTTCTCGTACCTTTCGAGCTCGGCCTTGATCCTGCAGGCTTGACATCGCTTCGGCATTGGTCCGCGTCGAGGCTCTGTCCCGATGTCACAACCGCACTCACCACACCTTGCGGCCAGCCATTTATTTTTCAGTTCAAATGTTTTGCACATGCCGCCATGATCGACAATGCGTCAAACAGCCAGGCCTACCCCCTTAACTTTAGGGTCGCAGGGTCCGATGCGACGGAACAGATGGTTTTCCCCAGACAGCCGATT